TTAAGCATTGGGTTTCTGAATCTATCCCAATGGCGGTCTAAACCTTAACACTTAATGCCAGCTACGGCTAATCGTGGTGCCACCTTAATGATAGGCGCTTTTTTTTATTTGAATAAAGGATCATATTCTTTATCTAAAATTTCAGAACGATCTATAACTTCCGCTGGTATATCAAAATTATATTTCGAAGGATTCCAATGAATTAAATTTTCAAGATCCTTTTGGACTTTCCAACCAAGTTCCGTATGCTGAATACCATGATAATATCCAAAGGATTCTTTTGAAAACCAATCCAATCCTTCTTCTGCAATATAACCATCAAACATCCACTCTAAAGCTTTATGATAACCTTGGCCTTGCTCTTCCATAATAGTTTCAAACTCACCTTCGCATTCAGCTTCGCGAATCTTTTCCGCTTCAATTTGACGATCATTTATTTCAATCAAATCATTAACAAAGTCTTGCAACTCATTAAATGACCATGACTGGAAATCATATTCTCGAGGACGATATCCATATACATCTTTATAAAGGTCCGATACCCACATTAAACATTCGTTAAAATCTTCTTGGTTTTGAATTTTGAATTTGCTCATATCTCTTATTGCTTATTAATTATTATATATAAATATAAGGTTAATATTTCAAAGATCCTAATTTTTTTGAAGCTTTTTGCCAGTAAAAAAGGGTGACCGAAGCCACCCTTAATTCAATTGCTAATTAGTACTTGTTAATTAAAATTAATTAATTATCAATTCTAAATAGTATCTAATCCGTGTACGTATACTTTTCCGTAGAATTCTGGACGAACCATTTTCTTCGCGTAACGTGTCATTACACCTTTTCTAGGAGTAAAGTTATCTGGATCATATACTAATGGAGTCATGATAAGTGGTACATATGGAGCATAAACAGCACCTGTTTCTAGGAACTGAGATCCTCTATATCCCATCAATATCGTATTCTCAGTCATATAAGGATTCTTATATACTTGGAATCTATTATTGATAGCACCTACTTTTTGAACACCCATTGCAAATTGCATCTTATCACCATCTGTATCAGCAGCATATCCAGGAATAGATTCTAGGATAGTTGCAACAGTAGGAGAACATACTAGGAAGTTTGCACCACCACGTAATGTCAACTGATGAATTTTGTTAGATACTTTTTGAACTTTTGTTCCAAGAGTTTGGAACCATGTTCCTTGGTTGTATGCTTGAGCAGTCGCGTTACCTTCACCAAATGTATTTGATGCAGAATCAAATTCAAACCCAACTTTTGCAGACCAACGCTCTACTGTCTGAGCATTCTGGATCAACATATCTAGGATCTCTAAATCAATCTCTTGCGAAATATATTCAGATAACATAGAAGTTAATTCAGCCTCAGCATCAATTGAATGATAAGCATTTAAGTCTTGAGCAAATTCTGGAGACCAGATAGCTTTCAACTTACGTGTCTTAGCAACAATTGCCTCAGAACGCATTTCCAAATTAATTTCTGGAATATCCAATTTAGTAGCTGAATCTGTATTGTTTCCAACCGCTGCTGGATCTTCAAAATCACCTCTAGTAATACTAGTTGGTTGTTTCTGGAAAATAACAACTGGATTTTGGAAATCAGAATCAGCTTCGATTAACATATGAATATGCGTACCTTTGATGACGTTAAACTCTGGATAATAATTATCTAGGTTATCACCTTGGATGTTAAATGCTCTGATTCCATTTGGATCATAATCACTTAATTCACCGAATGGTACAGATGCCACAGTAAATGGTCCTTGTCCGTTAGCAACCACAGATGCAGATAATTCTGAATTGTAGTTAGTAAAGAAATCAAACTGAGCTTGAGTTAAGTTACCACCATTTGAGAATGTCCCTGTTCCAACAGCAATCGAACCAGTTTTCACTGAAGTTGAGTTGTTTGCAAGAACACCAAACGATTTAGTTACGTCATTAATGGTATATCCAAAACGACCAGATCCGTATAGACCTTCTGACGGTGCAGTACCACCAGCAGAGTCAGTACCTCTTCCACCTGCATCAGTTACACCAAAAACAGAATCTGTTTGAGATGTTCTTCCAGCTCCCGTTAGGAAGTCGTTACCTGAAGCAGTTGAACCTTTCTTAATACCTTGAGCAGTACCATATTTAAAGTCCAAGTAAAATACTAGACCTGATGGTAAGTTCATAGGTTGTACTGATACAAAATCCTTTGCAGCTATTTCTGCGAAGATTCTACGTACCAATGGAAGTGCAACACCAGCCCACTCCTCACCATTAGCGGCAGTGTTAGTAGCATTTGCTTCCGTTACGAGTTGTTTAGCTTGGTTCTCAAGTAGAACAGCCATCCCTCTTCTTTCGATCTCATTATCGATGCCTTCTAATAAACCAGTTTTTTCCCATTTGTTTTCTAAAGCTATAGAAACTTGGTTTTGGTTATGATCAGCATCATGAGGTAATAATGAATTAATATTCATTTGTTTTCTCCTTTTAGAGTTACTTTAAATTAGCTAATTTCTTCCAACGAGCAGCTAACTGATTTCCTTCTGAAAGAATTTCTTTCTTTGGAGCAGTTGACTTGCTAGCTTTAGAAGCATAGCTTTCTTTCACAACAGTACGTTTAGTTTTGCTAGACGCAAATGATTCAGCCAATGTACCAAATACTAACTTAACTTCTCTCAATGATTGAGCTCTGTCAAAGTTTTCAATGACTTTCATTTTCTGTGATTCACTTAACGGATAGTTTCTAAACAATTTGTTGGAAAATAATAATTTTGCATTAAGAAGATTGACTTCGTTAATTTTAGAACGCAAAAATTTAATCACTTTATAAGCTTCTTCGAGTTCTTTCTCTTCTGCTTCATCAAGTTCTTTATCTTCGCCTTCTTCCATTTTCTCTTCTTCTTCTTTCACTTCACCATCTTCTTCTTCACGTAAAGCACGGATAACTTCTTCAATAGATACTTCGTCCTCTTCGTCCATAGTATCTTCTTTAGTTTCATCCATTTTTTCTTCTTCACCTTCGGCTACAGGCTCATCTTCATGCTCGCCTTCTTCCATTGGTTCTTCTTCTAGCTCACGTAAAATAGCTTCTAGTTCCATGTCTACATCTTCTGCCTCGTCCATAGCATCTTCTTCTTCTGATAAATCACCTTCTCCTGGATCTTCTAGATCATCGCTTGACACTTGATCCATTTTATTATCACCAGTTCCGATATCAGTGGAATCTGAAGCTTCTTCCATGTCCATTTCAGCTTCCATTGCAGGTTCTTCAACCGGTGCAGGCTCAGCCGCCATTTCCATTTCTTCTTCTTCATCCATTGCTTCTTCTTCAGATAATTTAGCAGATAACATGCTTTGTAGACGTGGAGTGAATGCTTCTTCTAATGCAATTTTTGCATTTGCTAATGCAGTTTCCCTTACGGCTTTTGCGTCTGCAATAGCTTCTTTCAATAAATCTTTCATTGAATTTTCTCCTCGTATTTAATTTGGAAATAAGATTATTAGGAATCTTAATAAGATTGTTTTTGTGTATTGAGTGACTACGTATTGGACAGTAGTATCTTTTATCAATAATATATATTGACCGAGGAATCTAAACAACCGTTTTTAGGTTACTTTTTTTTGGAAAGTTTTTTCAAAATAAATAAATGTATCTTATTTATTAAGACTAAGCTAGCGAATACTGATAATCCAATTATTACACTAGCTCCGAATATCTCTAATAATGATGGCTCTGGATTCATTACCAATCACGATTTAAGTCTTGAATATATTGAATATATTTGGCTTTATTAATTTCTGCTCTTCTTGTAATAGATGGCTTTATATATTCTCGATTTTCTTTAAGCGAATCGATCTTACCAGAGTCTTTAAGTGCTCTTTTCCATTTACCAATTGCTCTGGTGATATCACCGTTTGGAAATCTTTTTGATTTTTGTACTTTTGCTGCTAATGCATTTCCGGGTACAATAGATTTGATAGATTTATCTTCTCTTGACATATAACTTATTTTTGTTTATTTCTTTTAATATAACAATTTATTTTCAATTAACCAAATTTATTTTAATCTTTTTGATTTATCTTTTGTCATATGATCGTCAAATGCAGGACCTTTATCCGTTACACCCGCTGTATAAGAATCTTCATTCATCGACATATCCGA